GAATAAAAATAATAATGGGCATGAAACAGCTAGGTCAATGAAAACAGCAATTATTGACGATAATGCTGTTATATCATTGAATATTAAGTGGCTTGCTCAGGTATGTGTATTGATTGCGGCAACGGTATATGGTTATCTTCAGGTTGAATGGCGAATCCAAGAGCTTGAACGTAGCATGGATAGTGCAAGTAATGAGATACAGGAGTTGGTGTCAAAGCATATTGAAGCTGAAGACGAAAGAATGGTAATCATGGAGGAACAACTGAAGTGGTACCAAAAGGAATTTAACATGAATCCCCTTAGTTGGCGTAAGAAGAAGAAATGATTTGTATTGATTTAGGTTGGGTATTATTAGGTAGTGCAAGTATATTAATAATATTTGGATATTATCAGGCGCTAATAGGAAAATGAGACTAATACTATTAATGCTCTTGCTCCTTGGATGTAGTGATGATTATATTACATATGAGACTCGTATCATTGATGCTCAGAATAAGGTACCAGTCTATTTTTGGTGTGATGCCAGACCAAATTATGATTATGAGAATACATGGTATCCTGAGTTTACATATTATGTCTATCAGTTAGAAGAAGGTGAATATGATGCTTACTTCCATGCTTATCTTATAACAGATGATAGTGTTACATGGTCTGGAACAACGGAAATAGTATTAGAGAACGGAAAGAAGATATTGGGTCACTACTCTGGAATTAACACTGCTTTTATTCCGAGTGAACTTTTACAAAATACTACGCCCATGGCTTATGTAAGTATTGAGTATGATTGAAATATGGTTTATGTTCCACCATGGCTGACGAAATAAAAGAATTATCAATGCTACCAAGAGAACAACAAGAATTTGTACTAGAAAATCTATCACATGATTATAGTCCAATTGAGATAGATGGTAATATGTACATGATCCCACAAGAGGTTAATGATCTAATAGATAGCCTGGCGGAACAAATAGCAACTTTTAGGATGAACTCATAATATCATGCCGATTTTCCCAAGACTTCATAAATTTTCCCCTAAAGGAGCAGAATCATCATTTTTAGACTTTTTGGAGTCATATTCTGAATTAAATGAACCATGGATCGGGAAAAAGCAGAAAGAAACTCTTTATGATCAGTGGAAAGAATCAGGCAGTCCATATGTTAAGGAGTATTCTAAAGAAAAATTGCTGTCTGAGGATGAACGTAGACGAATACCAACATATGAGGATAGACCAAGAGCGTTTTTTACTAAAGGAAGTAGGACAATGTGGGACATTGCTGGAATGTGGGAAAAAGGCAGGGAAGTAAGTCCAGATACTCTACATATACAGCAAGATAATTTAAAAGAGTTCTTCGCTGAGTTGTCTCATTCTGAACAGTTTAAGGATAAATGGGCTTTTGGAGCTTCTACTAGGTATGGAAAAAGTGGCGCAGCTTTTCGAGAACATGGCGAGAAAGTTTATGATGTTGAACATTTGGAAGATTTGGAACCGATGAAGGGAAGGGAAACGAGTTATTTTACAGGTATGCCATTTCCTAAAAGGAAAACAAAGTCTATTGAATATGAGGCTCATAGAGAAATTCAGCCTAGGTTGGTACGCAGATTTCAAGAATCACTTAAATAATATTGGAAAAGAAATCCATTAAAAATAAAGCCCATTATGTTTATGATGGGTTGAAAGAGTTTTTAGAGCACAACCCCGGTACAAATGTAGTATTTGACTGGCGGAAAGCCAATGAAGGAGACTGGGTATATAGTGATGATAACAGGATCATTCAGTTATTAAAGGTAAGTAAGAGCGTAAATCACCCCGGGGATAGAAAGAATTATAAGTATGCCAATGGTTGGGTAAGGACTGTTGTGGGAAGCTTTCTTAATAGACCAAATGTTAAGATGGATACTGACTTCAGTTCACACCCAAATAGATACACATTCAGTAAAAAGATAAAAGATACCAATAGAAGGGTAGTGGATCGAAAGAAAGTAACTAAGAAGGAAAGAGAATTTGCTACAAACATAGTAGTTGGTATGGGAGCAGTAGAAGCATATAAGAACGCATATACGGAATTATCTGATAATAAAGCAAGAAAAAAGGCAACGATACTATTAAAACAGGAGAGAGTAATGAAAGAAATAGAGAAATCAGTGTTAGATGTAGCTAAGGGTCTTGGTATTGACCATGAATATATACTAGGCAAACTGAAGGGATTGGCTGATTATAGTGAAGATGATAATATTATATTACAATCCACAAAAGAATTGGGTAAGATAGTCGGAACTTCGGGATCCACAGTAAAACAAAGAGAGGTGGGTTTACTTGGTGTCTTCCAAGGCTTCTCACCTGATGAGCTAGAGGGTGCGACTAGAGATCAAAAACAAATATCTGAGGGGGATTCTGAATAATGGTTTGTCCATATTGTACTAGCATGTATGTTAAAAAGGATGGTAAGAAGTTTAATAAGAGTAAAACAAATCAGAAGTTCAAATGTAATTCTTGTTCAAAAAACTTTTCAGTTCCTCTTGAAACATCAATACCTGATGAATTTCCATCAGTAAAACCCGGTGAAATATTTAGCATAAAGTCAAAAGAAAAACTTCGCATCCACTGCCTGACTGATATTCATGTAGGAGCTGTCGAGTTTGACTTGAAAAAGTTTAAAGAAGCTATTCGGATTATAAAGAGAGATAAAAATGCTCGATGGTTTGGTAATGGAGACTTGTTAGAACTAATTCCGCCTGGCTATAAGGCTATAAATCAGCGTGGACAAAACATTCCACCTGATGAGCAATACCTTGCTTTCTTGAGGTTGGTAGAACCAATAAAAGACAAATGTCTTTTCATTAGAGGTGGAAACCACGACTTCCTTAGAAGTTATACTATTCTAGATTTTGATGTTTGTAAGACATTAGCCGCTGAAATGAATGTTCCATATTTTCAGTATCCCGGTTATACATCTGTTGATATTGCAGGTTCTGTGTGGAATATTGTATCAGGTCATGGCAAGAGTGGCGCAAAGAACGGTGACCTTGAGTTAGATAAGTTAGCATCAGTATATTCAGATGGTGATGTGTTCATATTGGGACATAATCATCAGTTATATGCTAAACCAGTTGACTCAATAAAGATAGTGGATGGTGAAGAATCTCTTAGGAGAAGGTGGTATGTCAGAGGTGGTTCATTCCTGCGATATGCTAATTATGCTCGTTATTCTATGTATCCTATCATAAGAACTGGTTGGGTGACAACTGAATTAACCAAAGATGGAATTAAATGTTGGGAGAATTGAAATGAACGAAGCAGATTGGAGAGACCCCATGGTACCAAGCAAAATAGAATTACCCCTAGATGTTGCAATATCTGATTTAAAGAAATATAAGAAGTCGTTGCCATATAATTTGTATTCATTATCATCTACACAGGTTAATTACTTAAAAAGAATGATGGCTATTATAGAGGGTATGGAAGTACCTGATAGGATGACGGAAGATTGAACATAAACAGTCAGAATGTAGATAAAGCCGAAGAAGCTTTAAGGCTTGCTCATAAAGACCTTATATCTTTTGGGAAGCTATTTTTAGATAGTGATTTTATGCGCAGTGAAACTCCATTCTTTCATTATGAGATTGCTGATATAATAGACGATAGAGAAATAAAGCAAGTTGCTATAATTATTCCACGAGGACATGGAAAAACTGTATTAACAAAAGCATCAATTCTGAAAGATTTCTTATTTTGCCCTAAAGATGACTTCTTATTCTATGCATGGGTATCAGCTACACAGAAACTTAGTGTAGGTAATATGGATTATATAAAGCATCACTTGGATTATAATGATAAAATAAAGTATTATTTTGGAAATACCAGAGGAAATAAGTGGACAGAAGAAGACATCGAACTAACAAATGGCTGTAAATTAATTAGTAAATCAAATGTTTCTGGTATAAGGGGTGGCGCAAAACTCCACAAGAGATATGATTTAATAGTACTGGATGACTTTGAACATGAAGCAAATACCATTAC